GTTGGATGATCTCGTTGAGTTGGCGATGCAACGCGGATGGAAAGATGCGGTGTATGAGAAGCAAAGCGAGCAGAACAACAATCAACCGCATTGGTTTCAAGTGGGGATCAAGTGATGAGCGAAGAGAATCAATTAGTCACCGTCAGCTTTGAAGTTGGCGCGAATGTGTATGCTGTGATGGAACGAAACGCAGTGAAAACACAATCTGATCTTGCGGATTATCTTTCACTGTTGGCGATTGCAGACGAAGAGAATCCGGCGTTTCTCATGGAATTGCTGCGACGTACTGAGCGGATGGATGAGATGAGTAACCTCATTGAATGCACCTATCGCATGATGGAATCTGTGATTAGCGATGTTTCACAGATTTCATCGGATTTGTTGAATCTCAAGGAGAACTTTGAATACGAGTTCGGCGAGTTGGGCGATAACGACTGATTGTATATACATCGTGTAGATACGATCATAACCCCATGATGAATCAACGAATTATCGAAAAATCTCATCATGGGTTTTCGTTTCGGCTAAACTGCAACTTGAAGTTGCACGAAACCAAAGTGAGGATGTGCGCATGACGCCTACGCAGTTATCGGACGTGTTGAATCGGCAAGTGGAGGAAATCTGTCGGTTTTTGTTGCCGCAGGGGAAGCGGGTCGGGAAGGATTGGGTGGCGGGGGATTGCTTCGGCAGTCCGGGCAAATCGTTGAAGGTGGTGTTGGATGGGGCGAAGGTTGGGGTGTGGTGTGACTTTCACACCGGGGAAAGTGGGGGCGACCTGATCGACCTGTGGCGCATTCACTTCGGCGTGTCCATGATGGAGGCGATGAAGCAGAGCGCCGCCCATGTCGGCGTGGTGCTGGCGGGATGGGAGAGTCGCCCCGAAAGGCGCTACAACCGCCCTGAGAGGCCGCGTAACGCCCGCAAGCCCAAAGAGGGCGGGAAAGTCTTTACCTATCTCACCGAGGCCCGCAGAATCCTTCCTGAGACCTTGGAGACCTTTCAGATTGGCGAACAGGAGGACGAGTGGATTCTGTTCCCCTACAAGCGCGACGGGCAACTCCTCAACACCAAATACCTGCACCTGGAACGCGATGAGAAGGGCAAGAAGCGCATTCGCCAGGAAACCGGCGCCGAACCGTCGCTCTTCGGCTGGCACGTTCTCGACGCGAAGTATCCGGGAACCCGCTACGTTGCATTGGTCGAAGGCGAAGTCGATTGTATGACTCTGCATCAATGCGGGATACCTTCCCTCAGTGTTCCGAATGGGGGTGGGGGTGGGAAGAAGCAGGATTGGATTGAAAGCGACTACGATCATCTCAATCGCTTTGATACGATCTTTCTCTGTCTGGACAACGATGATGCCGGCAAGCAAGCCGCCGATGCCATCATTCAACGGTTGGGCAGTGAACGCTGCAAAGTCGTCTCCCTTCCCTACAAAGATGCCAACGAATGTTTAATGAACGGCATCTATCAATTCAATGACTATTTCCTTCGTGCACGAACCTTTGACCCTGCCGAACTGAAACCCGCTGATTCCTTCCTTGATTCGGTGCTGGACAAGTTCTATCCACAGCCCGGTTCGTATCAAGGAATGAAAACGCCATGGGCCAAATTGAATGAAGCAATGACCTTCAATCGCAGTGAATTGATCATTTGGACCGGCTTCTCCGGCTCGGGCAAATCGCAAATTCTTGGACAAATGGCGATTCATGGAATGCAACAGAACGAACGCTTCGCCATTTGCTCCCTCGAAATGCCTTCACGCGTCACCCTCTGGCGCATGGTTCGCCAAATCACCGGGCAAGAGAAACCACTGCCCGAAGATGTAAAGAAAGCGATGGCGTGGTTGAAGGACAAGCTCTGGATGATTGACGTGGTCGGCAAGATGAAAACCGAACGGATTTTGGAGGTCTTTCGCTATGCCGCGAAACGCTACAACATTCGCCACTTCGTTCTCGACTCCCTCACTAAATGCCACATTCGAGAAGATGACTACGATGGGCAAAAGGAATTCATTGATGCCCTGTGCGACTTCAACCATCAATACGAAGCCACGACACACTTAGTCGTACATCAGCGCAAACCGGATGGTGACTACCGACGACCGGACAAGATCGGTGTGAGAGGCGCATCCGCCATAACGGATGAAGCGAGTACCGTATTGAGTATCTATCGTGTTCCCGAACAAGACGATGAACCCAAACAACCAAAGAGAAAAGGCGCTGCACCGAAAGATGAAAGCTACATTCCCCACAACACGATTCTCTCAGTGGTCAAGAATCGGGAGACCGGCATTGAAGGCAAGTTCGGCCTCTACTTCGATCCGCAGAGTCTGCAATTCCATGAAGAGCAACAACCCTCTGTCAGCTATTTAGTCGAGGCGCATGACGATGGAACTTTCTGAGATTGAAACCGTGGAGGCGATTCTCACCCATTGGCAAAAGGTAGAACGCTGTACCTTCAACGAAGATCAACGCACGGAATGTATTGATGTTATTATTCGCATGGATAAGCCTTTAGCGTGGTGGCAAGAGTTTCTCGTGGAGGTGAAAGCCGATGTCAAGGATCGCTATTGCAAAGTTGTTGGAATGCTCAAAGACAAAGGACTGATTGATCAAGCGATGCACGATTACGAAGTGAGTGTGATCGACACCTTCTCCCCGGCAGAACTCACGCGCAGGGGCAAGTCCTTCGCCGAGTGGTATCGTGCAACTTGATGTTGCAATTCCCGAACGAAGGGATTATACTTCGCGCTGGCAATCGAATTCACCGTTGGTAGCGGGGGGCGATTGCCATGCTCTAGCGAGCAGCGTGTGATGAGGCTCCAGACACACGCAGCCCTGATCGAAAGGTCAGGGTTTTTTATGGGTGAAGGAATTTGTCCGGCCAGCCATCGCTACGATGCAAGCGAATACCGCGAATGTCCTTATTGCCTCATCAATTATTTCTTTCGTGATCATGCGCCTGATGCGATGAATCTCTTTTATCGGTTAAGCGAAAGCCATCAACAGGAATTGTTGCAGCGCGTCAACGCAATCAAAATTGCAACTTCGTGTTGACAAGCCCCACGCTTTGCGCTATGCTTGCCCTGATGAGCTTGCGTATTTCCATCCCGCCATCGCCGCTCGTGAAAAGGTTTCATACTTACTTTTCCATGTGGTGGTTTCGCAGTCGTTTACTTGATTTCCCGCTGCGAAAGAACAACAGCGGCAGCTTTAGATTGGGTTTATCGCGTTGCGACGGGTTGTTTCACCCGCTCCTTTTCCCTGGGCTAAAGCCGTGATCCCCTACGAGAGTTGGGGTTTTTCATGTCACCGGAGCCTCTATGAAACAGAGTAAATATCGCACTCGTGTTCATCAACTCTTTCAATGGATGGATGACCATGGCGAATGGGTGGATTCCACACAGATTGCTGAGTTCTTCAAGGTCGAATACAACATGGGACGCAGCATCATTGAACAAATCACCCGCCGCAATCTGTTCAAGCGCACGGTTAAACGCGAAGGCAGTGTGCAACGCACCCTCTATCAACTGGCCTTTCCCCTCGATGAATGCATCGCCAAATACGACGGCAACACCTACAAAGACCCGATCCCGATTGATGACGAACACGATCAATGGATGCGGCAATACCGGCAACGGTTCATTCATCGCTACCAACACATTCACGGACTATTACCAAATTTCCTCTGAATCGCTTGACTTCTGCAACTTCAAGTTGTAGAATCTCCCTCGTGCTCACAGCACGCCTCCTTTGGTGGTGATTATTGGAGGGTTGCGAACAACCCTCCCTTTTTTTAGGTGCCGCATGTCCTACCAACGAATGCGCGATTGTATTGATGCCTTCTGCCATCAGTGCATGAACCATGACCTCTATGCGATTGCGAATTGCGCCAACGAAGACTGTCCGCTCTACTCGGTGCGTCCCAATCAATCGCTGAAAGGCATGAGCGCCGACACCCATGAAGATGATCTGGTGAAGCGCGAAGTGATTGACGATCTTGAACTGAAAGGTTTGAAGGAGAAAACGCATGTCCCCCTATAGTGAAGCGATCAAATTGCTGATGGTGAATCAGCCTGAACGTGCGATCATGGTGATTCGTGCTGTGCAGCGTGATTTGGAGATTGAAGCGCAGAAGCAGAGTGAAGAGCTGGAGTTTCTGGCGGAATATGCGAAGGCGACGGATTTCATTCCTGCGCACGGATGGGAAGCGGCATGAATAAGAAGTTTCTTGCACTCGGTCGGATGAAGAGTGGTGAACGCAACAAGACCGAAGCCGCTTACGAAGCGCACTTGGAGCAATTAAAGCGCGATGGGAAGATTCAGTGGTACAAGTTTGAAGGAATGACTTTAAAGTTGGCGAATGACACACGCTATACCCCTGACTTCGTTGTGCTATTGGAGAATGGTGAAATGGAATGCCACGAAGTGAAAAGTGTCTGGCGCGATGACGGAAAGGTAAAATTGCGAGTTGCGGCTGAATTATTCCCCTTTCGCTTCATCGCCATTTACGCCAAACCCAAGAAAGAAGGTGGTGGGTGGCGTGAAGAGCAGTTTTGACTGGAATGCGATTAAAAACCCCTTTCGGTTGATGCACCTCTCGCGCAATACATTCGGGAATGTCCTGGATGAATGGGAGATTCCCTATCGCACCCGTCGTTCCCGCAGCACCTTCTTCACCGCCTACGAAGTGCAACGGTTTCACCTCTTTCCCTACTGGCGACCGATGACCGTTGCTCGCTACGAAGACTACACCATCGACTATCGTGGGCCGCACCTGCCCATCTTCGCCAGCAACAAAGTCTACATGAACGATGACACCATCGTTCACGAAGGCTTTGATCATGCCATCAAGAAGAACCATCGCTACCGCATCGTGCCGTGGTACTTCATCCTCCCGGACTTCCTGTTGGATCGTCCGTGGCCCACGGAGCGCGCATGGCGCTGGCATCCGGCTGTGAAAGTCACCGCGAGCGTGTGCCGACAGATTCTCGAGCTCGAATGTGAATACGGCGGCTGGCAGCGCAATCGGATGGGGCGAGAGATGATTCAACGCCTCACCGGTTCATCGGGCAAATCGGGTGAGCTGCAACCCGGTCAAGGATGGGCGACCTTTCACTACGATGCCCGTCTTGAACACGATCAACCCGAACAACAGGAACTCTTCGATGAGTAAAGTCTACATCAGCACCGTGAAAGCCGAATTCAATCAAGAGAAGGATGGCGAAGACCAGAATCATCAATGGCAGGAACTCACATTGGAAATAACTCATTGTGGCGCTGGCCCGTACCTTGTTATTCGTACCGAACGATGGGCGATGGATCACGTCAGCGAATTGACGAATCTGTTGGAACAATTCAAGCAACATGTTGAACCATTATTCGAGCGCAACGAAGAATGAAGATTCGCGGGAAGATTAGTTATCAAGGCTATCGCTTTAATAACGAAATGGAGTATCGCAAATACTTAGGGATTATGGAACTGATTAAAGTTGGGCGACTGAAAGACCTTGAAGTGCATCCGACATTCGATCTTGTTGTGAATGATCGCTTCATTTGCAAATACACAGCCACCTTTCAATTCTATGATCCGGTGAAAGAGCATACGCGCATTGTGCATGTCGGATTACCGAGTAATGAAATCAAAGTGAAACTGTTTGAAGCGATCAACGGGATTGAAGTCGAGAACTGGTGATGAATAATCTCATTCACTTCTACGAATACAGTGATTATCTACCAATGAATCCATTGATTTACGATGAACTCTATCATCGCATTGAATACTACGAAAGCACTTTATTCGGAGCAATCATTCACGATCTGCGTGAATTCGTCTTGTTCTGTGATTTGTTTGGGTGTTTAGATAGTGAACTGTAAACGCTTTTGGCTTGAATCGTTGACAGCATTTTATGGTAAATGGCACGATTAAATTTGAATTTGTTTTGCAATGAGCAACGGTTATCTCCCTAAATCCATCGCTTCCTCACATCTGGCCTGTCGTGAATGCGCACAGTTTCGTGATGATGATCCTGATCTTTACTACTGCGAACTCAACAATAAACACTTCCCCGGCCTGTGCGCGTCCTACGAATGTCGCAGTCAATACCCTGATGAACGCCAACGGATGATGCAAGAACACAATGATCTACTCTGACTTCGATCTCGACATCGCCGCACTCACCGTATGGGCCGAAGCCCGTGGCGAATCCATCGAGGGCCAGAAAGCGGTGATCCACGTCATTCGCAACCGCTGGCAGAATCCGGGCTGGTGGTCACGTCAAGCGGGTGATGGTATTGAGGATGACACGCTGGCCGCTGTCTGTAGGGATCGATACCAGTTTTCGTGTTGGAACCCCAGTGACCCGCAATCCAAGCGCCTGCACAATCCCGAAACGCTGAAACGACCGGACGTACAGCGGATTCGGCAGTTGGTAGAAACGACGTTGCGTGAACCCGACTTTACGGGCGGCGCTGACCACTATTGCACAAAGAAGGTCGCGCCTTATACGCGATGGGCGAAAGGACGGAAGCCGGTGAAAGTGGTGGGATCGCATCAGTTCTACAAAATTGGGTTAGGCTAATGATTGATGCAAAAGATACGGCTCACGAAAACAAGCCGGCTATTCCGAATGAAGGAATGCCGATCCCATTAGGCTGTCCGCGCTGTGGTCACTACCCGCCAAAAAATTGCGGTGATAACGCTCGATCCTGCGAAAAATGCACGTTGGTTTGGATTGAAGATCGTACGGTTGAATTAAACAGATGAAACCCGGCATGTTGAACGCGGATTATTTCGACGACATCTTTTTCCATGCCTACGATTGGGCGCGGTTTCCGATTTTTGATGATTATTTCCGCATTCAATGTGTGGCGATGCAAATGAAACTGACATTGCTGGATAGTGTCGGCTGGTTAGATTCGGAGTTGCTCTAATGAACTGGTTCCTGAATCGCCTCAAAGAGCCGAGTTCCTGGCGCGGATTGATTCTGCTCTTGACCGTGTGCGGCATGAAACTCGAACCGGAGCAACAAGAAGCGATTATCGCTGCCGGGCTGGCGATTGTCGGGTTAATCGGGGTGTTTACAAAGGATAAAGCGGATGTTACCACAACTGATTCGCCGGTTGCG